GCCTGCCGGAATGCGTAGCCGGGGTCTTGCTGAAACTGCTCAGTGCCGAACGGCTTGGCGAGGCTGCCGTAGCCGGCCGCCGTCTGGTCGCCACCGATGCCGAGCAACTGCATGATCTGCTGCTGGGCGGTCAGGCCAGCCTGCCGGAACGGCTCCTGAAGTTCGATCTGCCGCTGGAACATTCGCTCCTGTGCGGCGAGGGCCTCACGGGCCGACTGTTCCTGCGCGCTGGCGGCCTTCTTAGCGCCGCTCGACGCGATCAGACCCCCACCAACGGATGCGACACCCCCGATAATTGCGCCGGCGACTGGCATCAGTCCAACTCCATCATAAAGATACGGTGCGGTGCACCGAAGGTTTCTATCACTTCTCCGGTCGGCTGCATACCCCCTTGCCGGGCGAAGCGCTCGACGTGGCGGGCCTGCGGCGGAACGCGGGTCCACAGTACTTTGGCGCCGTGGCGCCGGGCGAAGTCAATACCTTCCGACCGGGCGGCGTTACCCCATTCGCCGCGGCCAGACCGAAGAATAAACGTGTGCACTTCGTACGTCCGTGGCGCGGTCCACAGCAGCGCAAAACCGCCGTGTTCGCCCATCAGAAACCAGTGCTCCGGCCGCTCGACCAGCGGTGACAGGTCAAGTTCGCCGGCTTCAGGCGCGCCAACGTGTGGGCGGACATCGGCGTGGTTTACCACCCAATTGACCAGCGCCGCATCGTGGGTGCGCTGCAAGTGCATTAGCTGACCAGTCGGCCCGACGCGCGGATGTTGATCGCCGACGCCGTGCCTGCGATGGTCGAGATGAACCCGTTGTTCGGGATCACATGACCGACCAGTTCCGGGAACGTATACGTCTCGGACGGCTGGAGCGTCTTGGTCTTGACGATCAGGTTGTCGTTGCCGGCACTGCCCGCAGCCGTGACGAGGTTCACGCTGATCGTCGCCGCCGCGGCGCTGTAGTTGGTCGCCGTGAACTTGTCGATGATGGTCTGGACACCGCTTGACGTGTACTGCGTCGTCTGGCTGTTCTCCGCGGTCTTGGCCGGGATGATGTTGCTGATGGTTACGGCCATTTATACCTCCAAGGAACTCACGTTGTCAGTCACGGTTAAAATGATCGACGGGACAGCCGGATGAATAGCCGTCGCTGGGTCTGCGTGCAGAGAAACGTCGGTACTATCCACTTCCCACATCAACTCAAAATAATCACCTGCGTTTAGCTGTAGCAGAAAATTCCATGCTGCGACATTCTCTGTGTTGTTGCCCTGTATGCGGATGACAGTGGCGCTCTGGGTAACATCCGTGCCGTTCTTGCGTAGCCAAATCCAGACGCGGTTGGCGCCGCCGCCTGTATTGATAAACTGCGCGGAGAACTGAATGTTGTAGACATTTGCGCGGTCAACATAGACCCGCGATGTCGGCGATCCGATAGTCACGCCGTAGGATAGTTCGGTCGTGTTGAACGTCATTCCGTAGGCCGTGTTGATAAGGGCGGCCGTTTGGTCTGTCGTGTCGTAGAATGACCCATAGCGCGGCGAGATAAACTCCTTCGGCGGCGGCGTAAGCGCCAGCGCCTGAAGCTGCGACTGGATTACCGCGATGTCGCTCTCGCCAGCAGCCGGCGGCGTCACACCAGCGGCCTGCGCCAGCGCGTTGACCTTGGCGTCCACGTCAGCGGTCGCCGAGCAGCAGTCCGGCGCGCTTTCAGTGATCTGCGTCAGTTCGGCCAGCATGGCGTCATAGGACGCCAGCAGCGCGTTGGCGTCAGGCGCCAGTTCGGTCTGGTCTTGGTTGGTCTGCGTCGCCGTCAGCAGCGACAGAAAGAACCGATACCACTCACGGCTGATCGCGCCGGATCGCGAGTCGATCAGCGCCACGCGCGGCGGCGTAAGAGCCGTAGGGTTGATCGGCGCCGAGGCCATCAGGCCCTCGTCCCGCTGAGCAGCAGTTCGGCGCCCATGATGTAGATGCGGACCGGGTCAGTGCCGGACACCTCGTAGACGCGGTCGCGGATTTTCATCGTCGCGCCCAGACGGCGCCAGATGGTGCGGTAGCCGAACCGACCGATCCGGCCCATCGACTTCCAGTGTTCGTTCGACCATGTATGGCCGCCGTCATCCGACCAGCGCAACATAACCTGTGGATTACTGCCTTGGCCGACGTTCAGCCCGACGCCTGTCTCGCAGTCTAGCTGCATCGAATGCTGGACCGTACGGGCGAGGTTGTTCGCGCCGGTCGGCAGCGCGCGCCACGAGCGCAGCCACTTCTGCGGCTGGCCATCGTCCGAGTACGTTTCGAGGTCGAACTTGTAAATCTTGCCGTTCTGGTAGTCGCCGATGACGTTCTGGCCGTTGAAGAACATCTGGCAGTTACCGCGGTGCCGGTTGAACTGGCCGTTGGCGAATGACGCGCGCTCATGCCATGCGCCGGTCGCCACGTCGAACACCCATGTCGTGTTGGCCGACGGGAAGTTCAGCACGTAAAAGCTGTGGCCATCCTGCTGGTAGGTGTAGCCGACCGCGTCCGACAGGTCGGTATACTCCTGCAACTGCCACTCAATCGCGTGCGTCGAGATGCGCTGGCCGATGTAGCCAGCCGCCCGGTAGACCATGCCCTGACCACGGGCGTCCTTGCCGAGCCAGTAAATCTGGTTGTCCATCTTGGCGATGGAGTACGGCGCAGCGCAGCCCAGTTCATTATAGGCACCCTGAATGCGGGTCAGCGGAAAATCGAGCAGGCCGGCGTCGTACCAGACTTCGGTCGAGTTAGTGCCGAACACCCAGACTTCGCGGTGGTCCACGAAGATAGCCGTGACGTTGTCCGGGTTGCCTTCGGCGCTGGCAAAGTCGAGCGGATCGACGCTGGTGCCGTCCAGCAGTTGCGTCACCCAAATCTTCTGGCTGTTCGGTTCGTTGAACACAAAGTAGCCGTCGATGTAGCCGACCGTCGCGGCGCCGGGGAAGTCCGGGTCACTGATCTGCTGGAACACGTCAGTCTGGGCGTTGTAGATGTAACCCTGCGGATTGGCCGCGATGAACAACTGCGTTCCGTTGTCGGCCATGCTGACCGGCCCGGTGCCCGCCACGGTGCCCTTGGCGACCGCGTTCCAGTTCGTGTCGATCTGGAACAGCGTCGGCCCAGACACGACATAGCCGTAATTGCCGAACGTCCATTCGCCGCGGATCGGACCGATACCGACAGTGGCCAGCCGTGTCAGGCCGGGCGCGCGCTGAAGGAACGCAGGCTCCTTGCCGCCTTCCGGCACGACTTCGGGGAACAGGTTGACCATGCGGTTGTCGGCGGCATTAACCGACCGAGTAACATAAGCGCTGCCCAGAATGGGGGTTTTCATGCTTGATCTCCAACGTATACGGGTTTAATGTCTACGGCATGGAGATTTGGAAACCTGTCCGCGGCTATGAAGGCCTTTACGAAATCAGCAATCTTGCGCGCGTTAGACGCGTAGCGCGAGGCAAGCTGCTTAGCGCCGAGCAAATTGATGTCGCCAAGGATATGTTTGCGGCGGGCAGCACGCTGGGCGACGTTGCTAAATTGTTGAACACCAGCATTACGACTGCGTTTAATATTAAACACGGCAAAACGTGGGCTGGCGATAGCACCGCGCGGCCTGTTAAAACGCACATAGCGCGGGACAACTATGTCCGGTTCAGCCCTTGCAAAGATGGAAAGTACGCTAAGGTAGCCGTCCATCGCGCGATGTGGGAGGCGTTTAACGGCCCCATTCCAGAAGGTATGGAAGTTAACCATAAGAATTTGGATCGCGCGGACAATCGTCTGGACAATCTTGAATTGCTTACGCACCGCGAAAACATTCAGCACGCAATTGACGCGTACAAAGCGCAAGGGCTTTTGCGGGCTGTCAAAGGCACTAAAGGTTTTATTGCCGGAAAACATAGCAAATACAGTCAATAGTTTGAAGCAAAGATATTGTAACGTTGTCTCGTCGCCACAAGGCTGTACGGCATCGCCATGATGTCGTCGGGGTTATTGATCCGCTTGAGGTTGCGCTTGCTGGTCATGGCGATGCGCTGCACCTGACCGCTCGGCTCCATACCGAACTCCGGTGCCATCTCGCAGGCCAGATTGTAGCGGAACGCCCGCAGATAGCCGGGCGGGAAATGAAGCTGCGTGGCCAGCGTGACCGGCGCGGTCAGTTCTTCGACCGAAACGAAGTGCCACTCCAAATCGCGCGTCGGACGCGGGTAGATGAACATCTCCACGTCGGGGAACGTGTTGTTGACGAAGATGACCTGCGGGTACGTCGAAGTCACGGTCTTGACCGCGATACCGTTGTACTGCTGCTGGTTGATGAACTTGATGCCGTAGCTGACGCCGGTGCCGGGGTCTTTGAAATAGGTGCTGTCGTCCAGCAGTACCGGGCGGTTGCCGACGAAGTCGCCGGACGGCCCCAGCGTACGCGACAACTGGCCGGCCGGCCAAATGAACACCTGATCCTGCGTGGCAAAGACTGACAGCCGTTCTGTATTCCAGCTATCAATCATCTGGCGCATGGCATTCAGGGCGTCCTGCGACGTTTCCGCCGAGGGTACTTCGCCTTCTGCCAGAACGCCCAAAAGCCGCAGCGAACCGTTAATGATGTCCCCGGCCGTCGTCATGGATCAGTCTTCCTGCTTGGAGCGCGGGCGTCCTCGGCGCTTGGGTGCCGCCATTTCGTTGACCGGAACGAAGTCCTCTTCGCTCTCGCCATCGTCCGCCGCCGGTTCGGGCGTGGCAGGATCATAGCGTTCCCAGCCGAACATTTCATCATAATTCGCTTCCTCTTGCGAGATAGCGACTTTGGCTCCGTGCTGCGGATGGACCATGTAGATAACAGACATACGTACCTCGTAGTTGTGGGCGGCCCGAAAGCCGCCCACTCTTAGGCGATCAGCCCCAGAGCCTGAAGGCGGCTCTCAAGCTGGGCGACGCGGGTCTGGAGGTTAGCGATAACCGACAGAACCGTGTTGCCTTCGTCCTTGGTGACGAAACCATATGCGCTGGTGTTGATCAAATCCTGAATGGCGTAGTCCGGCGTACCGGGGGCCGTGGACGTGATCGACGTAAGCTGCGTGGTCAGCGCCGCGCCCTTGGCGGTGTAGACCGGGTTAGCGATGGTGGCGCCGTCGAGGTACTGGTCCTCGTAAGCGACACCGATAGGCTTGGTGTTAGGCATTGCGGTAACCTTTCAGTTGAAGGGGGCCGAAGCCCCCTTCGCCATTACATCAGGAACGCCGACCAAGTGGCATCGCCGGTCTTGACGAACTTATAGGTATAAGCGCCAAACCGGGGGACGGTCACCGAGCCGTAAACCGTGATGCCGGTGCCGGCGGTCACGGGAACGGTCGAGGACGAGCCGCTGTTGTTGTTGTTCGTGATGGTCAGGTTGAACGACGAACCAACCTTGGCCGACGGGATCGCAGCGTCAAGCTGCGCGCCGGTGGCGGTGGTGACGGTCAGGGTAGCGTCGCTTGCCTTCTGGCACACGACCAGACCCAGCGCCATGTCGGCGCCGGACAGGGTGGTGTCGCCGGTCAGGGTAGCCGGAACCTTCTGGACGCCCAGAACGGCTTCGGTCAGGTTGCCATCGCCAAGCTGGTAGCCACCAGCACCATTGGGAAGAGCCATTGCAATTCTCCTTAATCAGAAAGTGGCCCCCGGCGAACCGGGGGCCGTGTGTTTGTTTAGCCCCAGAGACGGCAAGCCATCTGCGGACGAATGGTGCTGTAACCGTACAGAACGTCGATACGGCAGGGCATACGGTCGTTGTTGATGTCGTACTGACGAACAACGCGGAGCGAGATGCCGTTGTGCACCTGACGCGAGGCCATGTCGACGCCCTGCGGCAGCAGAAGGTCGGCGGTGGCGAAGGTGATCGCGTCCTTGTGGTACACGAGGTTCTGCGCGTACTGGCCGCCCGAAGCACCGACGAACACGACTGCCTTGCTGTTGCCCGGCAGAGCGTTGACGGTGGCGAGAGCGTGACCAGCCGAGTACATCGGAGCAACGGTGACGTTGCCTTCGCCCGACGAACCCAGCGTCACGTCCGCCAGAGCGACGAACTGGAACAGCGAACCAGTGCTTTCACGGGTCTGCGGGTTGACGGCATAGCAGTCAGCCACGGTGAACACGTCGCCAGCCTTGATGGTGTCGTTGTTACCAGCGCCGGTGATGGCGATGGTGGTCGCACCTTCAGTGGTGACGGCCGCCGAGGTCGAACCGCCGGTGGCATCGCGAGTACCGCAGGTGAACTGCTTGATCGACTGCGACATGTTGATTTCTTCGTAACCAAGCACGCCGGTGCCCATCAGGCCGTTCTTGAACTGCTTGCTGATGGTGTCAGTCGGGTTGAACAGCCCCTTCATGCCTTCGACCAGACCGGCGTTGGCGGCCGGGTTGACGGTGGCATAGCGCGGCGACATCACGGCAGCGTTCTCGTTCAGCTTCTGCTGGGCCTGAAGCAGAACCAGCGAAGTGGCCGGGGTGGTGCCGGGGGTGCCAACCGAGTTGCCGATGGTGGCAAAAGCGTTGGCAACGTCCGCGTCAATCGACGAGGCAAGCTGCGAGATACGCGGCTTGAGCACGCGCTCGGCGAAGTCGTCAAGCTGCATGGTCAGTTCGGCGGTGGTGAAGTTCACACCGATGTGCTTCTGGTTGGCAACGGTCAGCGTGGTGAACTGTTCGTTGTCATCCTGCACCTGAAGGGCAGCACCGTCGGTCACGAGAGCGCGGTCCGGCAGACGGATGCGCAGGGTCGAGCCGATCTTGGCGCCTTCAGTGGCGAAGCTGTCGTCGTACTGACGGTTGACGTTGCGGGTAAGCACGAGGTTGTTCTCCAGAATTTCCAGAGCTTTCCGCGTGATCATGTCGATAGTAAGAAGTGAGTTGGACATGGTAGTGGTCCCAAATTAGCGGTTGCGTAGTGCCTCAGCCTTCTTGATCTGCCGTAGCCGTTCCGCTTCAATCCATTCCGACGTGCTCATGCTTTTGACTGAGCGGGGGTCAGTGGTGTCAAACACGGGTGCGCCAGAAGCGCGCGGCGTAACAGGTGCAATCGGTGCCGGGGCGGTTGAAGTCTTTCTAACCGGCGGATTCGAGGACAGTGAAGCCTCAATCTTTCCGATTTCCTTTGCCTGCAAGATCGGGTGCAATCTGGCGATGCGGTCCGCTTCCTTGGGGTTGGAACCGAGCCAATAGAGGACATCGGGGCCAACATCCGAGGCTTGGATGCTCTGCGCCATGTATTCCGTGACGGGAAGGTTGGGGTTGTACGCGACTTGATCGAAGTCATCGTACTTGTCCCGCGCCGTCTCTTCACGGTCGTGGTACTGTTCGAGCATGGCCTGCTGTTGCCGCGCGGCTTCCCGCTGGGTCAGCAATTCTTCCGCCTTACGTTCGGCCAAAGCCTCTGCGTACTGGTCGTAAGTATCAAACTGCTCCGGGGATAGATCGGCCGCCGGCGTTGCCTTGAGCCTTGCTTCCATCTCCGCAAGCCGTTGA